CAGGGTCCCACGAGACATCGATCTCGTCTTCAATTCCGTTACTCAGCGTCAACTCTTGGACATCTGGCAGTGGCGTGGTAACCGCCTCAGCGAGTACGTCGTCGCTTGAGACATCCGTCGTGTAGACTTCGACTCGCACGTCGATGACAGCCCCATCAGGAGCATCTGTGAGCGTTGTCGAAACCGTGCCAGCGGAGAGATCTGCATCTACGCTACCCCAAACGGAGTCGCTAGTGACCCGTGCATAAACACGCACACCGTCTTCATCTGTGGAGTTGAGCGTCCATGCGACATCGACGTTCCCGTTGCCATCGAGTGTGGCTGTATCGATAGCGGGCGCTGGCAGTGCAATTGTTACCGACGCTCCGGCAGACGCTTCGCTCTCGCCACCCTCGTTGACCGCAGTAACGGCGTAGAAATACTGTGTCCCCTCGCTGAGGGTGGTGTCGTCGTAGGAGTTAGTGGTGACCGTATCGATCACCGAACCGTTCGCAACGGGTCCCGGTACCGTAGATCGGTACACGTTGTACTCGGTGGCTGCCGACACGGTGTCCCATGTGAGAGAGGCGATTTGGCCACTGGCCGACACCGCGAGGTTCTGTACCTGCGACGGGGCCAGAATGATCTCGACCACACCGTTCCCCGCGCTTCCGCCGCCGTTCTGATCTACTTGAATATCGGTTATGAGCCCTGAGTCGTACCACGTCTGACCAGAGCCCCCATTGTTACCGTCACGACCCTCGCCACCGTACCCGCCGCTTCCGCCGTTTCCGCCAGTGTTTCCGGGTCCTTCACCGTCACTACCATTTGAACCTTGGTCGCCCGTAAACGATCCACCGCCACCGCCGCCCGATCCACCCGAACCACCACCGCCACCACCACCGCCACCGTCTGAAATAGATCCGGGATTAGATCCTGCACCACCGCCCCCACCGCCCCCACCGGCTTCGAGTATACGGCTCCCGTTCGCAACGATTGCGGATGATCCTCCACCGCTCCCGCCATCGGGGCCTCCGAAACCGTTTTGACCGCCGTTTTTGAACCCGAAGCCACCGGCTGCGTTGGTGCTTCCGGCTCCGGCGGTATATATGGTAATTTGGTCGATCTCAGACACATCAACTATGGCTTCGATTCTCCCGCCGTTTCCGCCGCTTCCGCCGGTACCACCGTCATACGCATCCGCTCCGTTTCCTCCACCGGCACCTCGCAGTTTTGCGAGGATCTGGCTCGCGCCGCTTACATCCTGAGTTGTCTGACCAACTGAATTGTATGTAGGCATGGTTTATTTCCTCAATTTACGCCGCGCAACGAGACCGAGCGTCGCGCCGGTCTGGAAAACTGATTCGTCGGCAATTGGGTCGAGCAGGTCTTCGAGCCCGCTTGGGATCGGATCGCCCACGCTCTCGGGGATAAGCCACTGCGGGTACTGTCGACCTCGTTCGAGGCGCATGTCGAGGGTGTAGTCGTCTCCGGCCGTTGAGTTCGCGAACACGCACTGCGCGTCGACGGCCGCTGCGCCGATCCGCACGAGATCTGTCTCGACGAGCTGCCAGTCGGAGGTAGGCAGCGAGATCGGCGACCACGCCTCGGCGACCGGATCCCACTCGTCGGCGCGGATGTTTTGGGCTGTCCCGTCCTGGAGCCACAGCCGAATGAGGCCATTCTCGATCACGAGCTCGTCGTCGACGCGGGGATCGTGAGCCCGATCGAACACGCGGCCCCACTGCAGGGCCCCATCGACGTCCTGTGGGGTGTCGGTTCCGTAGGTGTCCCACACGCCGACGTCGACGTCGCCCTCGACGTCGTAGCTGGCGCTCTTGTAGACGAGCTGTGGTTGGTCCTCGGGATCGTCTTGGACAGCGCGAGCGTCGTAGAGGTCGACATCGCCAAATCGACCCGACACTGTGTCGACGATGTCGGCGCTTGTCGACTCGCTAAAGGAGCGGTCGTACCACACGACCCGTGTAGCGTCGGCAGGGATGCCGACCAACGCGTCGAGATCGTTGCCGAATACGTTGCCCGGATCGAGCTGCTTGGGATGGGTCTGGACAACGCGGCGCTGATTCGAGCGGGTGCCCTCCTTCGTGAGTGTCGCTCGGGTGCCCACTGCCCGATTCGTTCGAGCGTCGACGCGGCTTGCGTCCGCTGTATCGACAGCATAGTAGCCGTCCCACTCCGACGTCTCCCCGTCTGCTTTCGGCGCGAGCGGGAGCTCCTGGAGCGTCTGGGATTCGAGCAACTCGGCCAGCGAGAGCGCATACCGCTCGGGATACAGTCGACGATACTGCGCATCAAGGACGACGTCCGGTGGTGACGTGCTCACGGCTTCGACGTTCGAGCCACTGTCGAGCAGCCCCTGCTTTGCGAGATCAGCCCGCGAGGTCTCACTCCCATCCGAGAGAGCGTCCTCACGGAACGGACAGCGGTAGAGTCTGAATGTCGTCATTATCGACCCTCGTCTTCGAGTGCTTCGGCAGCCTCGGAGAATCCAGCCGCGCTCTCAAAGGTCAGTGTAACTGTGGCAGTCGACGGTTCGTCCCGGGGTTTGTCCACATTCCATTCGAGAATGACCAACCTACGCGGGGCGTAGACACCCTCTTCGACGTACTCGCCGTCGCTCCACTCGCCATAATGGAGCTCTGCAGGGTTCTCGGAATCGATGCGTGTCTCGGAGATCCAGTGGTCGAGAATAGCCCACTGGCTCATCGGCTGCGCCCCAGTCGCATCCCACTCTGTGGGCTCACCGCCGGTCGACGATCCGTCACCCATCTGCAGGGCATCAGCGGTGTCGCCACCGATGAGCGTGGCGGTCAGCGTCAGTTCACGCCTGCCTAACCCACCATCCAGAAAGAAACTCTCCCGCGAGGAGAGATCGCCCTCTTCGTCGAGCAGCGAGAGCAGTTGATTGATCGCCCCTCCCCTACCGCCGAGGAGGAACGAACGTCGACCTTCTGCCCGAGGTTCTAAATCTGATTGGAATTCGAAAATACCCGTCCGGTCGCCGTTCTCGATGACGAGTACAGCCTTACTGTGCTGGCTCACGGCGGCACACCTGTCGGTTGCTGTTGCTCAGAGTGTTGTTTCATCATGTGTGTTAATTGGCTGTAACGCTGCCAGAGCGTGGTCTGCTGTCTACTCAGTTGCGAGAAGATGCAACCGGCCTGCAACGACTCCGATGATCGCACCGACGAAGTGCGAGACGAGAGCAGAGCCAGGACTTGAGAAGTAGATAGTTAACCCTCCGCCGATGAGGATCGAAACAAGCAGGACTCCACGGCGGGAGAGGATGGAAAAGATGCCGTCCCCGACGGGGTTTGCGACGAGAACGTACGCCATAAGGGCGAACGCAGACCCCGACGCACCCAAAACGGCAAGAGGCGACCCGAACGCTGCCGCTGCACTAACCTGAGCGGCACTTGTGATCACGCCCGACGACAAAAAGAACGCATGGAACCGGAAGGCAGACGTCGACAGCGACACCAACCCGCCGAAGACGATGATCATCGTCGCATTTGCAGCAAAATGGGCCGTGTTGATGTGGGAATAGCCAGCCGTGAGCAGTGCCCACCACGGCTCCAGGAGAGGCATCGAAAGTGCCAGAGGCGGTGTTTGGAGTGGGCTTACGGGGACGGACCAGCCGATTACCGAGACGACAGTCATGATCGCTAGCGTCTGGACCATTCCGTTCGAGGAGATCGAGCTGCCAATGTCCCATGACTCGGCATCAGATTGGTCCTTTGCCGCTGTCGTCTGTGGCTGCTGCATCTTAGTCGACATGTGATGGGTCATCTTCTTGAACGTATCGGCAAACAAGACTACCGTCCACCGGTGATATCTCGTTCCAGCCGGTCGAGTTGGCGCTGGAGATCGTCGATCATCGCCTCTGTATCTCTCATGATATCTCTCCGGATTTTTTTACCATCAGCAGAGATCTCTGTCTGTTGCTCGACGGTGACGTTGACTGTTGTATTCTGCTGCGGTGAATCCGATCTTCGAGACGGTTGTGACCGCCCAGGTTGTGAAGGATTTACTGGACTTTTGCCCCGTCCAGGATTGTCTCCAAGGAGCTGACTACCCGCGTATCCAAGTGCTCCACCACCAGCGCCAAGAAGTGCTCCACCTCCTGCACCGATAGCTGCTCCAGGAACTGCCCCGATGCCAAACCCACCAACCGCCCCTACTCCTGCACCAGCAGCAGCACCAGCAGTAATTCCGCCGGTGGCACCCATACCTACAGCCTCGAAAAATCCTGGACCACTGTTTTCCGGGGGCGTTGATGCGGTAGGGGACGGCGTCGGAGTTGGCGCTTGTGGCCCGCCTTGAGTACCACTAGAGAAACCAACTGAGATCTCAATGGGATCGATAGATTCCACGGGGAGTGGCTCACTATCGACAGGCAGAGGATCGTCGACGACACTGAGTGGTGACGGGTCGTTCACCTCCAGCGGAGAGGGATCGTCGACGCTGAGTGTAGGTTCATCTACTTCAAGAACTCCTACATCTTCGACCTCCATCGGGACCCACTCCGGTTTTTTCACTGATCTCGCGCTGTCACCATCTCCAGTGAGTCCGTCGATGATCTCCGACAACCCATCGACAGCCGCAGATCCAGTGAGCGCAGCGGCCGCTCCAGTGAGTGCTGACGCTGCGCCGGTAAGCGATGCGGCCGCCCCAGTCAGTGCTCCCGCACCTCCAACCTCGCCAGCAGCATCACCTCCGACCTCAGTGAGCATCCCGAGGATCCCGCCATCGCCACCGATGAGTCCTCCGCCTTGCGAGTCAGCAATCTCGTCGACCTTCTCGTAGATAATTTCTAGTTCTTCGAGCTGTGACTCGGCGATCTCGTTGCCTTCGGACGCGAGTCGTCGGGCCATTGCCTGCTCCCGGCCCTGCACGTTGCCGCTGCGGCCACCACCGCCGCCAGCGCGAGCGTCGACACCGACCGAAAGGTCTCCGAGCTCGTCTTCGATCTCTTGTTGGGCTGCCCGCAGCGACGCCTGGTCGACAGTTGCTTCGAGCATACCGCTGATCGGGAGATCGGTCATAGATGACGCTCCGTTAGTGCTGCAATGTGCATGAGTTCAAGATCGCGCATCGGGTAGGATCGAGCCTGTTCTGGTGAGTGCCCGTGGCACATCGCTAATCCGATGAGGTACTCTCGGTAGAGTTCTGAGCTTGCTCTTGGCGCTTCTCCGCGACCAACTGCGTAAAGCTCTGTCTGCCGTTCTCGTTTCCCACTGTCGAGAGATCGTTGATCTGTGCCTCGGCCCACTTGAGATATGCAACTGGGAGATTCGCAGCGGCAGCGATCTTCTCGTCATCATCCATCCCAGCGTCAATATAGGGTGCATCATCGGTCCCATATGCGACGATGTAGACTCGACGTGCGCCTGGCTGCCCGCCCCGACGTTGTCGAGAGGCAGCAGCATCCGACAGTTCGTCTTCGACACGTCCGAACTCACCTCCTGTGAGCCCCGAGAGCGTGATCTGGTCGACATCCCACTCTTCACGGCCCCACTCGACGCCCGACAGTTGCGTGTCCAGTTGTTTCCCTTTCGACTGCAGCGTATCGTATGCTGGATTGTCTGGACTGATCTCGGCGAGCTGCTTAGCAAGTTCATCGATCTCCGACTCGAGGCGCTCGGCTTCCTCGTCCAAGTCGACCTCTTGAGTGTCGAGCGGCATTATGCGACCACCTCCACACCCGAGACGTGGAATTCTGTGTTGTCCTGGGTGTCGGACTTGGGATCGACGACGTCGCCCCAGCTTTCCGTGTTCGGTTTGACACCAGTGAGGCTGTAGTCCGTGTTCATGATCGATAACGTACCGTCGACAGCGTCTATGGACTCTCCTGGAGACGTTGATCCAGTAGATCCATAGGCGAGTTCGAGCCGGTCGACGCTTGCCTGAGTGAAGATGGCATCTGTCGTCAAAGAGGTATCAACAGTGCCGATAACGGCATCACACGCCTTCCGACTACCCCCACGCTGGAAGCGTGCGCCAGTGTCTATCGAGAGCGTGAGCGACTGGAGTTTTTCACAGTCGACGTCGGTGACGTTCGTGATAGTAAGATCGAGGTCGTGCCACATCTTCACGTCAGTACTCTTCTCGATAGCAGTGGGCGTGATCGCTGTGTTGAGTTCCTCGTCGGCATAGATAAGGTTCATCGAGATCTGCATCTTGCCGCCTTGCTGATACTCGATGTCTACCTGTGTGACGATCGCACCCTTCAGGACTCGCTCTGCGATGCCATCGAGGTAGTCGACGCCGATCCACCAGCGCGAGAAGACGGGCCGCCCTTTCTGGAACGTCGTCCCACTGTCGTTGAATACGAGGCCGTGCCAGTTGTCGTCAGTGAGAGTCCAGCTGATGTTCAGCGCCCCTTCGAGGTTCTGTGCCACGCTCTCGATTGGTTGCGGATCGTCGGGATCGCGGACACGCTCTAGCTCATTCGTGAGCGAGAGGTCGCTGATCGAGATGTCCTTCCCCACTTGGTAGTAGGTCGGGTCGGTCGGATCTTCGAGCAACCCTGGCTCAGTTGTGTGGGCGACTGTCGCCGTTCCGCCGCCCGTCATTCGATACCTCCGTCGTTAAACTCATTTGTCGGTGTCATGGTAGTTCCTCGCAGCCCCAGAACCGCACCTCAAAGTCAACTCGGAAGTAGTCGCGGTAGTCGCCTGAGGCATCGCGTATATTCTCTATAAAAAGCGTATGATAGTCGCCGACCGGTCGACGCCGGTCGGCATAGATCGCGTCGCGGATGTTGCGCCACAGTTGCTGGAATGCAGCCGCGTTGTCGACGTGGCCATACTGATCAGTGTGAAGTCCCTCAAGGCGGCACGAGACGACGTCCTCTCGGTCGAGATCGTATCCCGGCCCCTGAGCCGTTGGCGTCGTCGAGGCTTTGCTGAATGACAGGTAGTTAGCCTTGGTGAGCTCACCTTTCCGGCTCCGTAACGTCTTGACGCCGTCGTAGGTCTCACTGTTGTCTCGGTCGACAAAGCTGAGTTTGTCGGGAATAGTACCGTCAGGCCAGTTGGCTGGCACAGCATCGATCAGCCAACCAACTAATTCGTAGGACTCTGAGGCGCTCATCGCGCCACCTCTGCCCGTAGGTAATCAAGAACTGAACGGGCGAATCGGGCTTCAGGTAGCCCCGACGGCTCAGTTTGTGGGAAGAAGACTCGGTAGCCGTCGCCCTCGGCCTCGAACTCTTCGGCGACCCACGCTGGTGCGTCGGCGCTGTCCCACACGAACGAGAGGATGGGGTCCCCCTCGACGACATGGTCGCTGGTCCCCCACTCAAAATATGGTGCGTGCTCGGCTGCCCAGCCCCATCGGATCCGAAAGCCGTTGGCCGTCCGCTCGACCTCGGGCTCTTGGAGCGACTCGATGATGCTGTCGACCGAGTAGTCGTTGCGTTGGCCGTACTGTCGCAGGATTTCGTGAGACTGTTCGATGGCCTGCTCGACCGGTCCACCGTCGGCCATGAGTTCCTCGATAGCAGCGTCGACGAGTGCTTCCGAGAGATTACCCTGAAAATCGCCGGTGATCTTCATCGGTAGACCTCCAGCAGCTCGTCAGCTTGTCGTTCGAGTGCTTTGACCTTGCTCTCCTGAGCGACGAGGTTGCCGTTGTCGGGGATCCCAAGCGCGGCATCGTCGTCAGGTGCGAGCAGTTGGGCAGCTGCCCGCATGGCGACAGCGCGCCGAACGTTGTCGGGGAGTCCTTCGTGGCCGTATTCGAAGAACACGTAGACTGCGTTCGCGAACGAGTCGACGAGGGGCTCGCCGTCCTCGTCGAGGAAGTGATCGGCGTTGAGGTACAGCTCCGACCAGCCACCGTTGTTCTCGCGGAGGTAGTAGTCATCCCCGAGCGCGGCCGGGAACGACCCGCCGTCGTACTCATTGCTTGCGACCCAGTCCTCGTACCCGTCAGCGGTCGCGACCAGCAACTGACTCACCGATTTGGCATCACGCCGGGCGAGACGGATCTTGGTGTACCCCTGCTGGTAGGTCTTCGGCGTCACAGGCTCACCGACAAGGTGGGCCCCGCCGGTCGGGATATCCTCCTCGTCATCACGACTCTTTGGTGCAATCGGGATGAGCCCTTGTGGGTCATTTTCGACGCCACTTGGCTCATACCAGTGCCGCTTTAGCTCCTTCTCAAGGGGCTCAGTCTGTGAAGCAATTGCTTTGACGACGATGGCATTGTCGGCCTCCGCGGCCGCACCCGTAAACTCAGCCTCTTGGAGCGCGTGGCGGACATCCTCGACAGAGCAGTATCCAGTTGGCATGGTAGATCACCGAGGGTTGTTCCGCGCTTCGGCGCTGATCGTCGTCCCATTCGCGCTCGTCAGTCGCACTGTATCGGCCTGTGGAACTTCGACGACGTAGCTACCTGTTTCAGCAAGCGTCCGTTCGTCAATCTGGTACGTCCCGACGTCGCCCACGATCTCGATAGTGAGCGTGTCATCGGCGCTCCCACCGAGATCCTCCAGCGAGACGCAGACCGCAGGCGTGTGGTACTGTTCGACCGACGCAGTCGACGTCTCCGCAGCTTCGAAGACCTTGGAGTCAGCAATAACGCTGCTGTCGTACCACGGCGGCACGAGTTATCCCTCCAGTTCAGCTCGGCGCTCGCCAATTGCGTCGCTGACAGTCACGCGGTCGGCCTGTTCAGCAATGTCATCGAGGTGTTCGTCTACAGCTCCCGCGCGGACGTCATCGACGACGGGGTCGACATTGCGGTCGAGGAAGCCAGCGATGTCAAAGCCATTGTCCGCGCTGTCATCGTCGGTCTGTTCCGACTCGTCGGTCGACTCGTTCGTATCGGAGCCGCCACTCTCGTCGACCACGTCGAACTCGTTAGTGTCAGCGAGGTACTCGGCGAGATCCTCGTCGACCGTCTTCTCATCGCCCGGGTCGAAGCCGTACCCACCGACTCGGTAGTGACCACCGTCAGCCGTGTAACGCACTCGTTGCATCAGTGATCACCTCAGGCCACGTTGTTGATGAGGACGGCCCCCTCCTCGTCTTCGACCTGGAAGTCGTCGCGAGTCCGCATGAAGTAGCGGGCGAAGAGGTCGTTCTCGGCGGTCTTGTCGGTCGCGTCGAGTACCTCGATTTGGGTTTCTCGCCAGATGCCGTAGATGAGGTTCTCGGGGTAGGTGAACAGCGCCGTTCCCTCAGGCCAGCCAGCGAAGCCGTAGACGTCGTAGTTGAACGGCGTCAGGTCTTCATCGCTGAAGATGACGGCTGCACCAAGCGGGTCCTCACGCTGGGTGAGGTCGTACTCCCAGTCTTCGATCTGCGAGAGGTTCATCATGTAGACCGGTTCGTTGACCTCAGCACTTCGCTTGAACTTGTTTGGCAGCGCCGACCGCGCCTCATGGAACAGTGACGTGTCGATTGCGCCACCAGCATGGTCATAGACGTTCGTGTCGGCCCTGTCGTTAAGAATCTTCAGCCAGCCGTCGTTCTGCGTGAGGAACGCCTGCGAGTCACCACCAGATACGTCTGCAGTGTCGCCGTTGATCCCGAGATCCTGCGTGTCGACCGACCACTGCGAACTCATCTTGTCAAGCACGATCTCGTCGACCTGCCCGATGGTGTCTTCGACGGTCTCTCGTGGAAGATCCCAGTCGAGGACTCCCTTCTCAGCGTCCATCTGGATCTTGTCCGTGTTGACCTCCGCAGATCCACCACTCGTTCCCTCTTGAGTACCAGCACCGCGCCGCATCCGCTCGCCGACTCCGATCCGGGCGATCTCCATCTTCGGGCGGGGGAGAACCTCGGTTCGGACCATGTTGAGAAGCATGGACGTGTCTTGGACACGCTGGAACCAGTCCTCGAACAGATCTCGCGGCATGACACCGCCAGAGAGGTCGCCCGGTGCGACGTCCTTCATCGCTTGTTGGTTGGTCTTTCGCACACCCGTCATTCCGCCGTAGTGCTCACTACTCATGGATTATCACCGCCCCCGGGCCGCAGGCTGCTTGCTATCGGGGATGAAGAACTTCTGCCGGTCGCTGAGTCCGTCGCCCTCACCGTTCTTTTCGGTACCGCCGAGCTGCTGGGTCTCGGTGGTTCCGGTCTGCTTCGAGATCTCGTCGATGCGCTCGCCCTGCTTGTCGACGTCCTCCTTGAGGGACTTCGCCCACTCGGGAGCGTCGTCGAAGGGATCGTTGTCCGCATCTTTCCCAGTGGCATCCTCATCGAGCGCCTCGTCGATCCGCTTGCTCTGTTCGTCGATCTGTTCCTGGATCTGCTTAGCCCATTCCGGGGGCTCGTCGTCGTTGGTCATGGTGTCATCATCGGCGGACTTCGACCCGCCGTCGTCGGCCGGTGTGTCGCCACCGGCAGCGTCCTTGCCACTCTGTTCGTCACCGTCGACGGGATCGCCCTGGTCCGCAGCGGCCGCCTTCGAGTCGGGGCGCTCCTCGGTGGTGTCCGACCGGAGGGTCAGTACGTCCCGAACGGCCTTGCCGAGGCGCTCAAACGCTGACTGCTTGCCGGGGTCCCCAGCGCCTTCGACGTCGATTGCTCGGTGAAGCACGCTCCACATGCGCTCGGCGTCTTCCTCGGAGTGACCGCGTTCCATCGCCTCCCCGAGGAAGGCATCGCGGTTGCCGAGGTGGTCACCCAGCCGCTTTGCAGCCCCACCTTTCGTCGCGAGGATCTGCGCATCGGGGACCGCCGGGATGTCGACCGACGACACCTCGCGGATCAGCCCGCCGAGGAGTTCCCAGACCGGCTGCTCGTCGGGATAACCTTCAGCGCGGGCGACGTCGTCCGGCATCTCCTCGGGATAGATCGGACTCGACCAAGAGACGTCTATCGCGCCGATGGAGTGGCCGCCGAGGATGCCGTCAGCAACGAGCTCCCAGAGTTCGTCATCGTTGTACGCCCACGACTGGACCCACGCACCAGGCTCGACGGTCTCGCCGCCGATCTCCTCGGCTTCGTCGAGGACCTCGTTGCGTTCGAGGGTCATCCAATCGGACGGCCATGCCGCGTGCATGATCCCACCGTCGCCCTCGTCGGCTTCGAGGAAGTTTTCGAACTGCTGGGCCCACTCGCGGATGAGATCCTCACGGGCGAAGTCACCTTGAAGGTCGACCTTGTCCGGGACCATCACGACCCCGGTGGCGACCTGCGCATCGTCGTCCTTCGCGACGAAGTCGACGCGCTTCCGCAGTGTCGTTTGGTTCGCCTTACTCAGGGGTGGCATCTTTCAGCCCTCTTCGTCATCGTTGTCGGCGTCCGCGTCGCCGTCTTTTGTCTTGTCGAGCTCCTTAGCACGATCAGTTCCCAAGACGCCGCGCTTCTCGCCGCGTTCTTTATTGCTGTCACTAACCATCTCAACACCTCGTGCCGGGACGTCCCCGGCGAATGCCTCTGGCGCGGAGTCGAACCGCGCGTCGCCCTGTCAGAGGTGAACCGCCTGCCGCTCACAGTCGACTACAGATCGTCGGGGACGTCGTCAGGGACGTCACCCGGATCGGGCGTGGGGCCCTCCGGGAGCCGCTCGTGGTTATTCGTAATTTCGAGATAGCCGTACTCCATCCGGATCTCGGAGTAATGATACGAGCCCGCTGAGGCCGCGTTCACGAGGCTACTCCACACCGTTGCCGGAACGTCGACGTAGACGTACAGAGAGTTTTGTCCATCCGGGCGCTGGAACGAGAGGTACAGCTCGCGCTCGCCGAAGTCATAGAGCCCCTCGTCGAGGTTCGAACTGCTAAACGTCGTCTGCTCGATTGGGTCCTTTTCGACATCGATATCGATGCTGGCTCGTTCACCGATTTTGTTCGCAGTCGGTGGAGCGGCCTTCGAGCGTGTGAGCATTGCTTCTGCGTCGCCTTCGGAGCCGTCCGTCGCGAACTCCGCCTCAAACTCTTGGAGCATCATGTCGCCGTACTCGTCGTCGCGTGTCGGGAGGTCAAGCTCTTCGAGTGCCTGATTGACCGTCGCGACGCCAGCGAGGCGCATCGCCCGGACGCGCTGCTCGGCCATCCGGGCCTCCTCCTGCGGTTGGTCAGCACCGTGGAGTTCGAAGTCGATGGTCCAGTCGTCGACTTCGAGCGCCGTCTGGTGGATGATCGAATAGAGCCGCGCCTCGAACTTCGATTGCTCCGGCGCGATCACATCGGTCGCGAACTCCCGGACCTGCTCTTTTGAGTTGGCCCGATTCGATGTCGACGTCACGTTGATGAGGATCGGCGGCACTTCGTGGACCTTCGCGATCTCGTGTTCGTTGCGCTCACGGAACGCCTGGAACTCCATGTCGAGATCTTCGCGAGAGCCGATGGGGACCAACTCGATTTCGACGTCTCGCGGGTCGCCCTCGTTGAGCGGGTTGTCGTTCTCGAACTCGAACTCGTCGACCTCCAGGATCGCCGTCCGATACCGGCTGCCCTTCAGGTTATCCATCAGCCCACGGAGCTCCTCCTTCGAATCCTCGGTGAGCTTGCCGCCAGTCACTTGGATAGCGTAGTACGGAATTCCGAGGTTGTCGAAGACGTCGTGGTTCCACTCCTTCGCTGCTTGGTCGGCACCCATCGTCTGCATGGCTGCGACCCAGTCCGGTACTCCGTAGTACAGCGAAAGCGGGCTTGGGTTCGGAAGGAAAATCAGTTCGTTTGCGGGCTCATTGTCGAGCTTCGAGGCGTCGTCCGCGACCTCGCCAGTCTTCTTGTCGACGAACCGCTTCTCGTCGCCGTAGCGGTCACCGGCCTCCCCGAAGTATCGTCGACGGCCCTGCCGAATCTGGACGTAACCGTGACCACTCTCGATGATCTCCTCGCCGTCTTCACTCTCACCGACGACCGTTTTCCGGACACGCACTGTCGCCGCCGGGACGTGTGCGAGCCCGACTGGCGTGCCGTCGCCCTCGACGAGGACCTCAAGTGACGTCCACCCGATCCCGTGGTAGTCCTGTCGACCGAGTTCGAGCACCTCCTCGGGGGTCGACATGGCTGTGCCCTCAGGCCCGATCTGCCATCGACTGTCCGAGCCGTACCAGAAGTTACGGACGGTCTCGTGGTCCGTCCCCTCGCCGGTTTCGGGCTCGTCCGCACTTGGATGGGGGACGATATCGAAGCCGTAGCCAGCCTCGTAGCGTGACTTCTTGCGGATGCACGCCTGGTGTGTTTCGTTGAGCTCTTGGAAGGATGCGAGCACGGACGGATCGTACGGTGGGACGATCCCACGACCGACGTCCGTCGCGATCCGTCGCTCGTCCAGCTGTGTCGTCTCTTCGGCCTTGTCCATCGTCGACTGGTTACCCAGCGTTGAGACGGACAGGGCGATCTCGTCTGTCGTGCCGTCGGGGGTATCATCTGTCACAGATAGCTCACTCCGTTGGTGTCCTCATCGTCGACGTCGTCGGCATCGTCATCCTGACCGTACTCGAAGCGTCGGAGCCCCTGCTCGGCCATGTACCACGCCGCGATCAGGTCAGGCGTGTGGCCCGTCAGCCGCCCATCGTTGAGCTCCAGTGACAGCGCAGCCTGGATCCAGTCCTCGGTGGCATCATGGCCACGGTAGAACTGGA